CAATGTGGTTTTCGTAAAGAATACCAGGCCACAATGGCCCCTTGTTCAAATAGGACTCAACCCGGCTAGACGCTTCGGTTCGACGATCAAAAACGGAGTCAGTGGTGAACAACGTAACGCTTACGTTTGGGTCTTCGGGAGGTTCAGCCACAATCATGTTGCTGCCCATGTAAGTGGCAGTGTCAGCCGTCTGCACCGAGACGTGCAATTTGCGCAGATTCACCCGGCCACCAGCGCGGTCAAGTTCACTGATGTCCGGGAAAATAGCATTGCTTACACCGTCTGCAATGACCGTTGACGTGGGTGCGCCACCACCTTCGGCCACGTCGTCCATGACTTGGGATGCGACCAGTTTGATGTCGCCTGAAAGGATGGGCATAGCTTACAACCCCAGCGCCTGGCGCTCTACCCGGCCCCATTGCCGGGCGGCTTCCACAAACGCGCCAAATTCCTGCATGGCCGCCAGCTCGCCGGGGGTTGGTGTGTACATGCCGGTGGCAGCGCCTACGCCAATGCGGGCAAAGTACATCTCGTCATCAATGCTGTACTGCGCACGGATTTTGTGAATCATGCGCTCTGAGATCAGGTGCACATGGGTGCTGGCGGACTTGATTTGCTCTTTGAGTGCGTCGGTCAGCACCACGGGCTGCGGGTCAATTTCTGGCGGCTGCATGGGCAGCGTCAGGCCTTCTGGAACGGCAACATAAGTGGTGCCGTCAAGCGTGCACAGCTCGGTGCAGTGCAGCGCGTCGTCAAACCCTTGCGAGTCGGGTAGCGCCATTTGAATGGTGGTGTGCGGTGTTGAGGCTTTTTGGTAGGCGTAGATAGAGGTCATGGTGGTGGTGAGTGGTTAAGGGGATGGCCCCAGCGCTATCGCTTAGGGCCTCAAGTCAAATACGAGGCGCAGGCCAGCCCAACGCTGTGGTTCGCGTTGTTCCGGGCGTTGCTCAGACTGCGAAAGCGGACACCGGCAACGCTGCCGTTGCCCCAATTGCCACGAGAAATCACACAGAGCTCATTGCGAATGTACTGGTAGTAGTAGTCCGTGCCCATGGCATTGCTGCCTGCCGTGCTCATGCCGCTGGCAGCGGGCAGGCCCAGCATTGACAACAACCGGTTGGCGGCGGTGTCCCAGGCAAACACCTGGTTGGCTGCGTTGCCATAGCGCTGGGCGTAGGCGTTGTTGGGGTAGGTGGTGGCAAAGTTGGGCGTGATTACATCAAACTGTGCGGCTGCACCCGTGGCGCCCCAGTGGTCGGTGGCCAGGGTGGTGCCTGCTGTGACAGCAGCGATGTCCACACTGGTCTTGAGCGCATAAAACACGCCCTTGGTCGTGATGCCGCCCGACGTGTAGGCGGTAAAGGCGGTGCCATCCACGGCATTGAGTGTGATGGTGTTGGCATCGGTCACGGTGATGGTGTACAGCCGGCCGTTGAGCTGCGTCATGCCTTCCACGCTATCAATTTGCACCACATTACCTGTGGTGTAGCCATGCGCGGCGACGGTGAGCGCAACCGGGTTGGCCTGGGTGGCGCCGGTGATGGTTTTGCCAAGGGCAATGCACATCAAGCCTGGGTTGATTTTGTAGATGTTGCCTGCCACATCAGCAATGCCGCAGGCCTGGCCGTTGTGGGTGGTCTTGGCAAACGGCACGCCACTGCCCGCCAGCGCCATGTTGGGTGCGCCACTGGCCCCGGCGGTGGTGAAGATCACGCTGGTGTCGTTGGCGTCGCGCAGGGCATTGTTGTTGTTGCCCTTGGGGTAATTGGTGACACGCGCGGCATCAAACCAGGCGCAGTAGGTGGCGCTGGTGCTTGCCTGGGCGTGGGCCTCTGACAATCTGGTAATGGCGTCGGCCATGAAGATGGTCTCGGGCACAAACAGCGCGCCGCGTGTTTTGGCGGCGGCAATGGCACCGTAGTAGGCATTGGCGGGTGCGCCGGTCAGGGTGGCAAAGCCAAGCTGGCCGGTGCTGGGGCCGCTGACGATGGGCGAGGCGTTGGCGATGCTGGAGCAGGTGCCCGCGTTGTTGCTGCAGTCGTATTTGTCGCGGAAAAAGCCGGGCTGGTTGGTGCCGCCGTTGATGAAGGCGCGGTGCAGGTAGTAGCTGTCAGACGCTGCCGTAGCCTCGTCTGGGTAGGCACTCAGGGGTTTTACGTCGACGCTGTTGGCCGCGTACACGCCATAGGTCGGGTTGTTGGCGTGGCCCAGGCGAAAGTAAAACGCGGGGATCCAGATCATCACACTGCCGTCGCTGTACTGGTAGCTGCCGTAGTTGGCGCTCAGGGTATCGGTGCAGCCAGGCATGGGGGTGTAACCCATGGGCACGGCGGGGCAAATGCCTTGGCCGAAACCGGCAAAGCCGGGGGTGCCGATGTTGTTGTTAATCGCGTTACGCAACAGTGTCCCGTCGGGCATCACGATGGAGCCGTTTGCATCGACCGCTACTGGGGCATTTGCGCCTGCAACGCGCTGGGCGCCGGTGAGCTTGGCAAAACCATGCGCTGCCAATTGCGCTAAATTAAGCCCGCTCATTGCTTCACCCACTTGGATTCACCAGTCAGCACGCCTGCTGTGTAGCTGTATGTTTTTATCCATGTGTTTGCGCCGTTGGTGGCGGTGTCGGTGGTCAGCAAGCCGCTGCTGTAGGCGTAGGCGTGGCTGCAGGCATCAGGATTGAAGGATGCGCCCGTGGAGTCGATGGCGGCGCCACCACCAGCGGCATAGGGCAGGCCTGTGGCGGGGTCCAGCAGCACCACGGCTTGGGGTGTAAGGGGCCGTGTGGGGCCGGGGGTGTTGACAAATTCCATGGGATTGCCTTTCAATCGGTTTTTACAGTTCGACAAATCGCAGGGTAGGCACATACCAGTCGTCGCTGGCAATGGCAGCATCTTCAAAAAACAGCACAGGCAGGCCTTGCAGCGCGCCGCGTTCGTGGTCAAAGGTCACGCTGTGGGCCACGCCGCGCAGCGTCAGGGTGAGCGTGATGCCTGCGGTGTGCGCCCAGGCGTGCAGTTGGTCAACCAGGGCGCGGGTGCACCAGCTGGTGTCTGCACTGCCCTCCAGGGTGATCGGCCTGCCTGCCTGCTTAACGCCTTCTTCAATCAGCAGCGCGCCGGTGGTGGTGTAGGTTTTGGCTTGCTGCACCGGGCTCCAGGTGTATTCATCGGCCCAGTTCAGGGCATCGGGCAGCGTCACTGTGGTGGCGCTTGCGGTGTGGGTCAGGGTGATGGCCATGGCTTTAAGCTGCGGTTTGTTGGGCGCGTTTGAGGGCGGCGATCAGGGCTTGCGCATCCGCGTCGCTGCTGGTGTTGATGGCGGTGCGGGTGCCGCCCATGTTGATGTTCACGGTGTAGGTTTTGGCGGGGGTGGTGGTTGATGCCTTTGCGTCAGTGACGGTTACTCGGCCAGTGTTGGTGGCATTCACCAGCGCCTGTGCATCTTGCAATGCCTGCACCGACACTGCGCCTGCTGACAACTTGCTCATTTCCTGCAAAAAGTTCAGCGCGTTCCTGGCTTGTGTTTTGGCTGTATTTAGCTCTGCCTGTGTCAAGCTAATCGTTTGCCCGGTGTCAACTGCATTTTTTACCCTGTACGCAAGATCAGTTGGCAGCGTGTTGTTGAACGTGCCTTTGGCTGCCCCGTCCTGATTAGCCGTCAAGCCATCAGACGTTTTACCGTAGGGGTTTTCTTCATCAATCTTGTCTCGATTCGACCTTGGTGCAGCTGAGCGGTCTGCCATGGCCTGCAAAATCTTCAAGACATCAGCTTGCCGCTTGATGTCTTCTGTGGTGGCGCGTACATGCCCGCCAAATTGCTGTGTGGCAGTAGATGCGCTGCCCATGGAATTCACAATGCTTTTGCCGGTGCTGTCGGTCTGGACTTGCAGGCCACGCATGGCGGCTTCGCTCTTGACGGTCTCGGTGGCCACACCACCGTTGGCGGCAATGGCAGCCTCGGCGTATTTTTTGAAGGCGGTTTGAAGCCCTTCTGCTGTGGCTTGACCGCTTTCTTTAACCAGCTCAAAGTCTTGCCTTGCAGTGATGGCTATGGTGGCTAGGTTTTCCTTGGTCTTGATGCCCATGCGCTCAAACGACGCGGCAATGGCGGCGGCTTTTTCTGCGGCCTGCTTTTCAAGATCGGCGATGCTGGCTGTTGCGGTGTTGGCTGCGCCTGACAGGGCTTGCAATTTTTCAACCGCCAGATGCCAGTTACCGGTGGCCACGGCGGCCTCGTACTCCAGGCGCAGGGCGGCCACCTCGTCTTTGGCGGCAAGGGCGGCGGCTTGCTGCTTGTCGCCGCTGTCTTTGGCTTTGTTGCCTGCATCTAAAGCGGCATTGCCCACACCCGTCAAGTTATCAGCCATGGCCTTGAACACGGGCGCGCTGGTGCTGGCTTGCGCACTGGCCGCAGCGGTGTCTCCTGTCAGACCTGCCCAGCCGTCGCGCGCTGTCTCAGCGCCTGCGGCCATGCCCTCAAACGCCTTTTGCCCCTTGGCCGCAAACGCCTCACTGGCGGCCCATGTGGCCTCAGCAGACAATTTAACCTCTGCAGCGGCCTGCTTGAAGGACTCTGACACGCCACCAAAGGTGATCTTGGCCAAGCCCTGCAGCAGCAGTGCCAGCCCGCTCTGTATATTGCTGGCCACGCCTGAGAACGCCTCCCCCAGGCCGTACACCACCACCAGCACAGCGTCCACCCCGGCGCTCATCACGCCGTAAGCGGTTTTGACCATGTTGCCCGCATTGGTGGCGTACTCACCCAGCTTGGTAAACGCCGCCTGTGTGTCTGTGGCAAAGGCCTGCATGCGCGTGGCCAGCGCGCCAAAGTCGGCCTCAGCGGCAAAGGCTTTCACCCACTTGATGGCGCCCTCAAAGGCGGTGGTAATGGCCGCACCAAACCTGGCTACCGTGCCGCCATTCACCATGCCCCTGAATGCCGCAGCCAGGTCATTCATGCCCTGCGTCAGCACGGGCAGCACGGGTGTCGTCAGTGCGTTTTTAACCGTGTCCCAGGCGCTGCTCATGCCCTTCATGGCCCCATTGAGGTTGCCCTCCATCACGGCGGCGGTCTTGGCGGCGCTGCCAGCGGCGTTGTCAAGCTTGCCTTTCAGGTCATCGAGTGCGCCAATGCCTTGATTGAGCAACGCGCGCAGCGCCGGGCCAGCCTCAGTGCCTACCGCGTTGATGGCTTTTGACCCGGCTGGCCCGGCGGCCGCCAACTGGCGCAACGCTTGCTCAAAATTGGTGGTGGTAATGCCAGCGTTTGACAGCTCTGCGCGGAACTTGCTGGCCGGGTCGGCAAACTGCGCCATGATGGCGTTAAGCGCCGTGCCCGCCCGGCTGGCATCAATGCCTGCATCGGCAAACTTGCCAATGATGGCCACCGTGGTTTCCAGCGACAGGCCCAGCGTGTTGGCCAGTGGCGCGGCGTAGCTCAGGGCTTGCGCCAAGCCGTTCACACTGGTGTTACTGGCATTGGCACCCAGGGCCAGCACGTCGGCCACGCGCCCGGCATCGGTAAACGCCAAGCCCAGGCCCATGATGGTTTTGGTAACGTACTCTGATGCCGCGCCCAACTCTACCCCGCCCGCCTGCGCCAGTTGCAGCACCGCAGGCAGCGCCGTGATGGCATCCTTGGCGCTCAGGCCCGCGCGGCTCAGGTTGCCCAGTGCATCCGCCGCCTCAGTAGCTGTAAATTTGGTGCTGGCCCCTGCGGCCTCTGCGGCCTGGCGCAATTGCACCATCTCGGCAGCCGTTGCACCACTGACAGCAGCCACCTCTGACAGCTTGGCCTCCAGATCAGCCGCACCTTTAACGGCACCAATAAACGCATTGACGCCAAAGTAGGCGGCAATGCTGGCCCCCACGGCGGCCACCTTCGACCCCATCGAGCTGAAAATGCCCGAGGCCTCGTCCTTGGCCCTGATGATGATTTCGACGGGGTTAATGGCCATGCTCTACCCAGGGGCCTTAAGCCATCTTCACGCGGAAATACTGGCTAATGCCCACGCCCACCTTGCTGGTGTCAATCAGCACCTCGGCATCCACCGCCAAGTCAGCAAACTTGTCCCCCAGCAGGCTCAGCGCCTTGGTAGGGCTGAGCTGGGCGCGGTAAATGTCCACCACCACCGGCTTGCCGCTGTTGGCCTCATTGAGCCCTTCAAAGTGCAGCTCAAGAATGATGGCCCCAGTGGTCATGGCCTCCACCTTGTCGTAAGCCGCATAGGTGTAGTCCACCTTCAGGCTGGCAGCATCGGCAATCGCGCCGGTGGGCAAGATGTAAATGCCACCAGGGCGCACCTCGTAGTCCGTCACACCGCTGTAAGTGGTCACCGCGTCAGCACTGGTCACCGTCACGGCAGTCGGGTTCAGGTGCACCAGCGGCACAAGGGCACCTTTATAGGCGGTCACCACTTCATCAAGCACGCTAGCGCCTGTCACGGCAGCCTCGGCACCAAACAGGGCGCGCGCCACATTGGTTTTGTTAAGGTCGTTAAGCGTCATGCTCAGCGTCACCTCGGTGATGCGGCTCACCGTGGCGCGCACACCGCCGCCAAGTTTGCCCGAATCCATTTGCTTCTTCTTGTCTTCTTTGACGGCCAGGTCAAGCTTGCTGGCGTCGCCAATGTCCATCAAGCCAGCGGCGGCACCGGCTATGCGGGCATACACCTTGCCAACGCCAAGGTAGGGGTAGTAAACGGTATCAGTCATCTTGAGTCCTTCAGGTTAAAAATCATCACACGGCCAGCGTTAACGCCAGCTCCACCGTAAAAGCCAGTGGCAAATAGCCATAGCCCTTGTTAAAGCCAGCGCCGGGTGCTGTGGCCAGCTTCAAAGGGCCAGCCGCGCCGGCGGCCTTAAAACCCATCAAACCTTTGGCCACCTGGCCTGCCAGCAGGCCGGCCTGTGCGCGTGCAGCGTCTGCAGACTTCAGGTTGGCCACATTGCGGGTGGCCACCACGGCCAACCAGGTTTGCTCAATGCGCGCCGCGCGGCCGTCGGCCCGGCTGGCCTGCGTTACCCGGTAGCCCTGGTACAACAAGTGCACCGCAGGCACCAGCTGCTGCTCTTCTTTGACACCCGCCAGGTCGTCAGCGCTAAGCACATGCACCGCCGGGGTCTGGCCGGCCAGCACGGTTTTCAGGCGTGCCAACAGCTCGGGCTCCAGCGCCAGCAGGTTGTGCAGCATCAGTAGCTGCCCCAGTCAAACGCCTTGGGTACCACGCGGCTGACCATGCGCCCGCCGGGCTGCGCCACCGTGGCGTCAAGTCCGCCCAGGCTGACCACACCTTTGCTGAGGTCGCGCAGGTAGTCGTCAGCCCATTTGGTGCCGTTGCGCACATCCTCAGGCACCAGGTGGCCATACAGGCGCTTGAGCGCAATGGCCGCCACCGCACCCGGCAGGCTGGACCCCGCCACCAGCTCTGCAGCCAGCGGCATCACCGTGCGGTAACGCGGAAACATATAAGTGTCGGCATGCGCACTGGCGCGGGCCAGCGCCTCGTTCATGCGCAGCAGGGCTGCGTCTGCTGCGGCAATGGCCGGGGCGCTCCAGGCGGCGCGCTCAGTGCCCTCTACCGTGGCTTGCAGCAGCGGGCCGTCCACCAAAGCATTCATGGCGGCACGTTGGGCCAACTCGTCCCAGCCACCGGTGGCGGCCAGCACCAAGTCGGCAAGCGTGGCGTACACCATGGCTTAGGCGGCGGTCAGCTCTACCAAGGCCTCTGGGTACAAGCACATGGCCAGCGGGTTGGCCTGCACCTCCATATCCCAGCCCTTACCCAGCTTGCGCGCCTCTGACTTGGCGTAAAACGGCAAGCCCAGCGTGTTGACCGTCTCAAGGTAGTTGGCCGGCGAATTGGTCATGGTGAAGACACCTGGGGCCAACGGGAACACCTTGGCCGTGCCGGCGGGAATGAATTTTTGCCCGCTCACGGTGATCTCGTACTCAATGAACTCAATGCCACCATACGTGAACCCGCTGCGCATATCACCGCCCAGGCGGTCTTGCGCTGCCTGGTAGTTGGCAAAGGCAGCCTGCACAGTTGGGTGGCCGGTGAAGGCATCAAAGAAAACCGCGTCGCAATAGGCGCGGTAGCCCTTCACCATCACCCCGCCCAGTTTGGTTTCAGCCCAACGCTTGGCATCCAGGCAATACTTCATGACCTTTGTGCTTGCGGCACTCAAAGGCACGGGTGTGGTTTTTTTGGTCACGCCAAATTCATCAAACAGGTCAAACAGCACAGAGCCATCGGCATCCAGAATCTTGCCACTGACCGCGCCCATGCGCTGCCATTCACGCGTGGCCTCCACGCTGTTGATCATCTCCTGCAGCTTGTCGTTGATCACCTGCGCTTGCGACTGCAACACACCATCTTGACCAAAGGCCGCAATGTTCTGCAAGTCGTTGGCCATAATGGTGCGCGCCACGGGCAAGTGGGTGGCCTCAAACACGCGGCGGGTGCGGCGGCCATTTTTAAGGGGCACCGGGTCAAGATTGCGCGACGTGTTGGGCACCAGAATCAAACGCCCGTTTTGCTCATCCACCGTCACAAAGGTGGTGGCAATGCCTTTTTCAGCAAACAGGCCAGAGGCCCCCAGCTTGGTCGGCATGGGGGGCAGTTTGTTGGCAGAGGCGGTCATACTCGCCACGGTAAAGAGGTCGGCAAGGTTCATTTCTTTGATCCAATCAATAAAAGGTTAGGGTGAATCGGTTTACTGAGCCACTTTGGTCACGATGCCAAGCGCTGTAAGCCGATCAATAGCAGCCGCTTTTTGCGGCTCAGTGGCGGCAACTGGCCACAGCAGGCCTGCGCTATCAAGCACGCAGCCACGGCTGATCACAATGCAGGCTTTGGCCCCCAGCGTGGCATCTACCGGGTCCAGCGCTACCGCCTGGGCCAGCTCTGCGCCGTTGACACCGGCAAAATCAACCGGGTTGTAGCTACCGGCGGCGTTTTTTGCCAGCACCGTACCCACCAGCGCTGTGCTGCCAGCGCCCAGGGTGACGGTGTCGCGGCACCACAGGGGGGCTACCTCGTACAAAACCAGATCGGTCAGCGCGGCGACAAGTGTTTTATTGAGCATGATGGTTTCTTTCTATAGGCTGTAGTTAAGGTGGGGGGTTAAGGCGGGCTTACTTGGTATGGCGTCGGCCAGCGTCCACCAGCAGCGGGTTGTCTTGTGGTGTTACCTGCGCGGCATTGGCTGTAGTGGCCACCTCACCAAACTGCACCAGGGGCGGCAACGCGATCAACGCCGCCTTGAGCCCGTCAAGCAGCGGGGCTTTGTTGGCCCCTTCGCCAAACTCCAGCGGCTCAGGCAAGGTGTCAAAGTGGTTAAAGGCCTGTACAAACAGCTCACGCGCGGTCACCGGCAGGCCGGTGAGCTTTTCGCAAAATGCCACATTGGCAGCATTGATCTGGCTGGCCTTGTGGGCGGCCAGCGCGGCGCTGAGGCGTTTGTTTTCTGCCTCAAGGGCGGCTTTCTCTTCTGGGGTCACGGTAGGCTCCTTTGCTGGTTGCGGGTCGGAAAATGCGGGGGTTGGTGCAGGGCTGGCGACCGCCTCTGCAGCCGCCTCTCTAACCTCGTCTTGTGCGCCCAGCTCAAGGGCACTCACCTCGTAGTTGGGCAACACTTTGTCGGCCACCTCGGGGCCATGGGTGCCAATGAACCAATCGCGCAATTTGCGCCACAGGCCTGCGTTGGTCACGTCATCCCACTCGCTGAAAGTCAGCACGCCCTCTTCCACATCGGCAAATTGTGGCGCGCGCAAACCCTTCACTGCGGGCGGCTGCGCCCCCAAAAAACCCACGTGGCGCAGGTAATACACACCGGGCACCGGGTTGCTGGGCGCATTGGGGGCATAAAAACTGGCGCTGATCTTCTTGAAGGCACCAGCGGCCACCATATCGGCAAAGTCGGTGTTGACCTGCGCCGGTGTGGCGTCAATGCCACCTTCGTTATAGGTTAGCGACTGCACCCAGCCATAGGCCGGCAAGTCGTGCGCGGGGTGCCCTACCACCAGCGGGGCTTCGTGCTTGGTGATGTCGTAGGCGGTGCAGGTGGCCTGCAAGTCTGATTCAGAAAATGCCAGCGTCTGCCCGCTCATCGCCGTGTGGCGGCCGGGTTTGAAAATCTGCAGCGTCTTGGGTGGGGGTGTTTTTGCCATGCCACAAGTGTCTTGGGGCGCTGGCGGTCTGGTAACGGCGCAGGGCTTCGGGGTACGGCCCGGCCGCGCTAAAATCCAAACCGTCTGGCGGGCATCTTCGGTGAAAAAAGTGGCTCTGTGCCAAGCCAGCCAAGCCAGCCATACGGCAATGCCATTTAGACCGAAGCTAACGCATTTCTAACGCTGGGATAAATCAAACCTGGTACCTGTGCCTCAAAAATGGTTTTGACGCGCCACAGCCCGTTTTAACCGTTGCCCCAAACCCCACTCTTCGAAGCGGGGTTTTTTATGCCCGAATGGCTTTTAGATCACGACTGTGCAGGCCCGGCCAGGTAGCTGCCCACAATGGCCACAATGTTGGCACTGTCTGGCGCAGACAAACCCAAAAACGGCCGCGCCGGTATGTCACCCCACAAATGCGGGAACTGCGCCACGGTGCCGCCAAACTGCTGCATGGCGCCGTACACCATGGGGCTGCCAATGCTCACACTGCTGCTGCCGTTGACCTGGTAATGGATGGTGCGTTGCAGCGCTTTGGTTTCGCCCGTCAATGGCTTCTTGCTGCCGCCACGTGCCGTGCCTGCCTTGCTTAACGTGCCGTCCTTCTTATATGAGCTGGCAAAAAGCCCCAGGTAGCGGTCAATGGTGACCTGGCTGTTGGCCGCCCACGGCGTGCCCTCTGGCGCGCTGGCGCTGGCAAAGCGGCGCTTGGTACTCTCGGCCACGTCCTCGCCAATCTCTTTCAGGGCCGGGCGCAGGTCCTGGCTGCGCCGGGTCAACGCGGCCAGCACGTCAAGCACCTGCTTGTCATTGACCTGGACGGTGATCATGGCTGAGTGCCTGCATACAAATACCGCTCAGCCAGCCAGCTGGCCTGGCAGTGCTGGCGCTCCAACGGGTAAAACAGCGCATCCACCAGCGGGCGGCCCAAGCGCCCAGGCCACTTGCCACTTTGCTCCAGGCTCCACAGCGCGGCTGATATGGTTTCGCCGCGCACACAGTGGCCCAGGGTCAGCAGGGCCAGCGCCAGGTGGTCAATGGCAATGAGGATGATCAGAATGCGGTGTTGCATGGTTTTCATAAGTGTTTCAGGCTTGTAGCGCTTGATGGGTATGCGTTATGTGCTATAACTTTTATTTCATCATGGTGTAATAGGCTTCAATGCGCCGGCACGCCACATCAAAATGCACTGGGTCAATCTCGCAGCCGATGAAGGTGTGCCCCAGGCTCAAGGTGCAGTCGCCAATGGTGCGTTTCTCGAAGGTGGGATTTGAATTGATGTTGTTCATAAATGGGTTCATAATTTACATGCTGCAAGCGAGGCGTAGAAAGTCAGCATCTACGCAACTTGATGCATCTGCATCTCGGATCAAGGAACAGCTGCCCTTGCGCTTGCACGCTTCATTGCATGGGTTCATACAGCCCGCCCCTCACCAGCTCGTCAATGATCTTGCTGGACTGCCTAAAGCCTGACACCACCATGGCCATGCGCTCTGTTTTGCTTATCCGGTAATCAAATTCAACCGACAGTTTGATGCCAGCCGCATCCCCGGCGCTGACCACGTACACCAGTTTGCCGGTTCGGGTGTCAAAGTAGACCGCCTCTGGGTCTTGCAGCACGGCAGTCATTTGCCGCCAGTCCTCTGGCAGTAAACCGTCTTGCGTTTTCGTTATGTGGCGGGCTTGCTTGGTGCCACGAATCAAGCCTTCTTGCAGGCCGATGGCCGCATTTTTTGGGGTAATGCCTTTTTCTTTTTCGAGCCACAGCAACAATTTCGGCGCAATCACCCCCACCACAGCAGAACGGCCAGTTTGGGGTGTGGCCAGCCAGCCGTCCAGCGTCTCCCACCAGGCCAGCTGGCGTTCCATGCCCAGCAGCGGCTGCAACACCTCCCACATGGCCGCACCAATAGGCGCATCGAGCTTGATCAGCTTGTCGTCAATCAGCTGCTGCATGGGCCGCTTGGCACTGGCCCCCGGCGCATACGCCCAGCCCTTGTCAATGCCGGGTGGCGCACCGGTTTTGGCGTCCACCGTGTCCCAGCCTGCGGGCGGCTCGGTGGCATCGCCTGGCTTGGGGCCGCGTACAGCCTGCACCCGGCAACCGCAACCCCAGCCATTGGGCGGGAAATGCGTGAGCCAAAACGGGTGGTCATGGGGCAGCGTCAGCCCTGAGTCGCCCCACGCCTTGTGCTGCGGGCGTGGGCTTAACACACCGTCGGCATGGATGTAGCGCCAATAAGGGCGCACCTTGAGCAAATCGGGGTCATGCAACTGCGCCCAGCGCCCGGCGGCGTAGCTGCTGGCTATGTTGGTTTGGTAAATCACCCGCGTGCGCCAGGCCTCTGCGGCCTTGCTGCCCTCACCCGTCCACCCCGTCCAGCCGCTCTTAGCCACGGCGGCGGCAAAGTCCTTGCGAAATTCACCAATGGACTGCCCGCTGATGGATTTACCCACCGCGGCCCGAAGGTCGTTGAGCAAATCGGCCTTTTGTGCCCCGGCCACCATAAAGGCGCGGTCGTGGGCGGCCTGCCACAGGTCGTCCCAGCGCTCGGTGGGTAAATTTAGTTTGCCCTTGAAAAAGTCAATCTGCTGCTGGAACTGCTGGCGCGCGCCGTCCAGCGCCAGTGTTAATTCAGCCGGGGTTTTGCCCATGTTGGTAGCCATGGTTAACGCTACTGCCCGTCTGCCACGGCGGCCATGCCCGCCAGCTCGGCGGCGGCAAAGGCCAGCGCCATCACCTCGGTGAGCTGCTCGGTGGGCAAGTCACCAAAGGCCTGCAACAAGCTGTCGCGCAGGGCCTGCGGCGATTCTGCGGCGCTCACCAGGCTGGCAATGCGGCGCATCCACACCGCCAGCACCGTGTCACCCGCTGTGGCCAGCAGGTCAAGCTGGGCGGCCGTGGGGTCAAGGGGTGTCTCGGCAAAGCTGGCCGGGGCAGCTGCAGCCCCAGGCAGCGCCACAGCTGCGCGCGCTGCCTGGGGCTCTGGCACGGGCACGGGCACGGCAATGTCACCGTCTTGCAGGTTGTACACACGCGCCCAGTAGGCCGGGCTAAAGCGCAGGCCGGCGTCAAACAGCAGCTTGTCGCGCTTAGCCTGTACATCGTCCACCTCTTCTTGTTCAAACAGCTCAAACTTCGGGGCCGGTGCGCCCTCACCCTCATTGACATCCACCACCCAGCGCAGCAGCTGGTTCAGGGTGGCCTCACACAAGCGGGCATCACCGTCGCGCAGGTCAGCGGCCACTTCCAGCCCGGCGCTGGCGCTGGCCCGGTTGGCACTGGCCTCGGTGCTTTGGTTTTGCCCCAGCAGGGCAATGGCTACCTCGCTGCGGCAAAACATCAGCAAGCGCTCATACAGGTCGGCGCTGCCGCTTTTGCCAGCAGCTTCCTTGATGTCGATGGTGGCATCATCGGGCACCACGGCCACCGCGTCTTGCACCATGGCGGCCAACTGGTCAAGCAGGCGGTCGTTCTCAGGCCCCGGCGTGCCGCGCGGGGTTTTGCCCACCACCCAGGGCGTGCCAAACTTCTCGGTAAACGTCACCCAGAATTTAAGCCCGCCACGTTTGAACACCACCGGCCAGAAACACATGCTCAGATCCGCAAAGCCGTAGGGGTTGGCATAGCTGGCCTCTTGAGCGGGTATTAAAAACTTGCGCGCTGGCACCGGCTCACCCAGCGCCGGATGGGTGCGGGTTTTAAAGCGCAGTTGTGCATCGGCATCAAACTGAAACCAGTGCACCGGCTTGGCCAGCACGTCCAGCGGCACGGTGGGGCCCGCGCCGGGCGCGCTCCACAGCACCTCCAGCGGCTGCCAGCCATACAGCACGGCATCCATCACCTCATGCAGCACGCGGTGCAGGTCCAGCCGGCCCAGCACGTCTTGCGCCAATTTGGTGCTGCGGGCGCTGGCCTGGCCTTGCACCACGCGCCACTCCAGCCCCTGTATGGCAGCTTTGCGCCGGCGTATGCAGCCGCCCACATGGGCATCACTGCGCAGGTCTTGGTACACCCGCAGGTCGCTGCCCTGCTTTTTCAAAATGGGGTCGGGGTTGGGCAGGTACATGCCCAGCGCAAAGAAGTCGGGGCTTCGGTCGCGCGTGGCAATGTGCTGGTCAATCGTCTTGCCGGGCTCGGCAAAACGTACATACTGGGTGGGGTTCACATACATGCCCCCTGGGGCGCCGGTTTTGATCATGCTCAATATCCTTCAAAATTGACACGGCCCGCACGCGCCCTGGGGCGGCTGGCCACCTCAGGCGCACCGGCACCGCTGTGTGCCGCCATCCACAGCATGTGCAGGCAGTCGGGGCCATCGTCGTGGTCGGCTTTGGGAAAGTGGCGCAGTTGGTCAATCAGCGTCACCTGGCTGGGGTGCAGGCGTATGCTGGCGTTGACCATGTGCGGCTGCAGGCTTTCTATGCGCAACAGCTTGTCGGTGCTGGGTTTGATTGAGCGGGCAGGCACGGGCACACCTAGCTCGCGGCTGCGCTTGACCAGCTCGGTGTACAAAAACTCCTGAAACTGCACGGTTTCCACCACCCACACGGCGCAATGCCAGGTTTTTTGCAGGGTGATGATGTCGCTGATGATCTTGTCAGGCAGGCGCTTTTTGATGTCGGCTACCACCACGTCCAGTACACCGGTTTTGCGGTTCAGCCGGCCCACCAGCAAGGCCGAAGGGTCGCGGCTGGCCCCGGCTTTGCCCAGCGACGGGTCGCAGGCGCCAAAGAAGATGCAGTCGTCAGTGGGGGCTTGTTGCCAGTATTTGATGACGCCTTCACCTGCAAACGGGCTGTTGTCACCGGCCACGGGGTCGTTTTGGTACTCTGAGTCAAAGGTGGCGTGGCCGTCTTTGGCGCGGATGGTCATCAGCGTGAGCAGGCTGCGCGCGGCCCAGCTGACCTGGGCACCGGCCAGCATGGCGGGCTCGTTGGCATCATAAAAGGCTTGGGCCGGGGCCTTGCCCTGGTTGCGCAGCAGTTCTTCCCACTGGTCCCACAGGGCGCCGTTGTCGGGCCACTGCAGCAGGGCTTTGAAGCGGGCACAGTGCCACAGCGGGTTGGCCAGCGTCCTGCTCAGCACGCTGTCATAGTGCAGGATGGTGCCAATATAGATCACGTCAAACTTTTCGCCAGCGGCACCCAGGGGCAGCACGGTCTTGCTCAGCCAGGCTTGCAGCTTGTCGCGCTGCTCTGGTGAGCGCACTTGTTCGTCGTTTTCAATGTCGTCCAGCACACACAGGTCTGGCCGGTACGGGCCATGGCGCAGGCCGCGCAGCTTTTTGCCGCTGCCGGCCACTTGCACCTTGGCATCGTTGCGGGTCACGATGGTGCCGCTTTGCCACACCCGGCCCTGCCCCACCACGGCGGGGAAGTCCATAGCCAGGCGCGGGTTGAACTCCAGCTCGGCCTTGATGGCCTCCAGCATGGGGTAGGCCTGGTCAATGCTGTCCATGACGATCACCGGGTAGCGCTTGCGCCCGGTCACCAGGCACCACAGCACGTAGAGCTGACTCACCAGCGTGCTTTTGGCCTCGCCGCGCGGGGCGGCTATGGCATCGGTCTCGCTCTTGGGGCTGTTGGCAATGTCCACCAGGCGCACAAACAGGTAGTCATGCAGCTTGGAGCGGTGCGGGCTGCGGATGTAGTGCGGGAAATAGGTGAGCGTGAAGTAGCCAAAGTCGGCCTGGGCCTGCGCGCGGCGCTGCACACAGGCGCGTGGGTCGGGGTCAAAACCGCTAACCTGCGCCTCTATGCGCTGGCGCAGCTGCGCGGCAAACGCGGCCAGGTCGGCGGCGGCGGCTTTGGGGGTTAGCTGGGGGCGTGCGGTGGCCATGGGTTACGGTTCATAAGAAAATCGGGCTTAACTTTTTGGGGTGGGCTTATGACGCACACACAGCAGATTCAATCTGAACTAAGAGCATTGACTGCGTTGGGTGACAGGCGCAACAGCGCGCTGTATGCCTGGCTGCGCTGGCTGGTGTTGCTGGCAGCGGGGTTTTTCTCGCTGATGGCGGGGCAGCTAACAGGCAAAGCATGGCCACCGACGCAGCTGTGGGTGCTGAAGCTGGCTCTAGGACTAAATGCGGCAGGTATCCTATGCGGCGCAGCCGCTCTGTACGGTGAAGTAGCCAGCCTGCGTGGGCTGGCCCTGGCATACAAGGAACGTATAGCCAGCATTCTGAATGCACCAGATGCACACGCACCCAGCGGCCCAGTCGTCGCCAAACCGCACGCGCTTTGGCGTGCCAGCGAATGGCTCTGTTATGCGGCGCTGCTGGGGTCTTTGGTGTTGTGGGTGGCATTTATTGCGCTCCTGTAAAAAGACGGCTTAACGCTCGCCGCGCGAGTAGGCTTCCAGCGCGGCCAGGGCGGCTTCACCGGCGCTGGGGTTCAGGCGCATGAGCAGCTCGGCAAAGGCTTTGACGGCACCGGTTTCTATGGCCAGTTGGTCAAGGTCGGGGCTGATGGCGCGCATGGCGGCCTTGGCTTTGCCTAAAGAATCGGCCAGGCTGGCAATGGCTTTGGCGGCACTCACCGCATCCACCTCATCATCAGCACCGAGCTGCTCCATGATGGCCTCGGCGCGCAAGATGACGGCAGCGGCCACGCGGCCCATGGCGGCGTCAAAGCCACCCCCGGCCACAATCAGGCTGGCCTTTTGGAACTTGTCCCAGTCGTCCCCCTGGGCCAGGGCGTCGGCTTTCCAGCGGCGGGCGGTAGCGCTGCCTATGCCGCACTGCACGGCGGCCAGCTCCAGCGGGCTGCCACTTAAGAAGGCGGCGCGCAGGGCGAGTTGGGTTTCTTTGGGGTGGGCCATGGGGCTTAGCCTGGGAAAGGTGCGCGGCGCATGACCACATCACGCCCGCGCTCTATGAGTTGGGCGTTGTCGTCTTTGAAGCGGATCAGGCCTACCTCGGCCAGCCACATCAGGTCGGCGCGCACCAGGTCAGAGCTGACGGCCAGGTTGTGGGTGTACTCCATGTCGCGCACCAGCTCTGAGGTACGGGCGGCGCTGTTGTCGGCCTGAAACAGGCTCAAGAGCAGGCTGTGGCGGCGGTGGGCGGGGGTGATGACGGGGGTGTGCATGGTGGTTCGGTGTTGGTTTTATAGGTGTTTTCTATCAGGCATGTAAATTGCGGGTTGCATTAAACGTGCCATACATTTTTGATAGTATTTTTCTATTTTTATGCGAAGGGACCTGAGCCGGTGGCGGCTTAGCGGCTGGCTTTGCGCTCACCCATGTGGTGCAAAAGCATGCGCAGGTTGTCGTTCATCTGGCTGATTTCGCCACTCAGGCGGCTCACCTGCTGGGTGGTCTCATTCAACTCGCGGTAGAGCTTGCCCAGGTCGTCATGGGTGGGCACCACTTTGAGCGTGGCTTCTATGCGGCTCAAGCGGTCGGCATGGTTGGCAAAGTTGGCGCTGGCTTTGGTGTCAAGGTGCTCCATCTTGTCGGTGGTGGCCTTGTTTTTGTTGACCAGGTGCACGTAAAAGCCTATGCCCCACGTCAAGACAAAGTTGGCGGTGATGATGTAAGGGGTGAGTTCAGTAAAGTTCATGGCGCGGCGGTGGGTGCGGTGGCGTGAATGGCTGGGCGGGTGATGAAGTCAATCAGCGCGTCAAGCCGGGCGCGGCAGGTTTCATAGGCGGCGCCGGCGTCAATGGCCCAGCTGGTGAGGTCGGTATCGCTGGCAGTGGCCCTACCCGCTGCAGCAGGGCCGCTGGGGGTTTGGGGCAAACCAGCAACAGAGAGGCCGGGGGCGCTGTTGAGCAGGCGCAAAGCAGGCTCGCGCAGGCAAGCGCTGCCAGTGGTGGCTTGCACGATGGCATGGGTTTTCTCCTGTTTCAGGCGGTCAATGTAGGTTTGCTGCTGTAACAGCCCGGCGCTAAGCAGGTCACCACGGGTTTGCGCCTCAAGCATGGCTTGTGCTGCGGCGCTGGCGGCTGCGGCACGCTCGGTGGCGTGGGTGGCGGTGAGTTGGGCCAGCTCAGTGTGTAGCGGCATGCGGCCCAGTACCCAACCACCCCCCGCGCCAATGGCCACGGCTAACAAAAACTCGACCCAGCCTATGCTTGCGCCGCTCATACCCCTGCCCCCCACGCGGCGTAAAGCGCCTGCAGCTTCATGATGCGTTTGGGGTAACCGAGGTTTTCCGGGCAATGCACACCGGCGCGGCGGGCGCGGCCACAGGCGGCGTCTACCTGTTCGCGGGTGGGGCTGGGCAGGCCGGTGGCACGGGCCTCAGCCTGCCAGTGACCCAGGCCGCCGTTGTAGCCACGCAGGGCCACCCAAAAGCGGTCGCGGGTGTTAAAGCGCTCTGGTGTACGAGCGTACAGATAACGGTCGTACCCCACCAGCGAGCGCAAGGCCCAAGTGGGGTTGGCGGGCTGGCAGTCAGTGACCCCAAGCCCGTTGATCTGGCACCACCATTGAGCCGTAGCAGGCATGAACTGCGCCAGGCCAGCCGCACCCACACGGCTCACGGCCTGCGGTTTCCAAGCGCTCTCAGTGTGCACTTGGGCGGCAAAGCTGGCAATGGGTGCATTCAAGCCCCACTGGCTATGGGCAGCGCGGGTGAGCTCGGCGCGGTAGCGGCGGGCGGCGGGTGGCGGGTTGCCAAGCGCTTGAGCCTGCGCCGGGTTGACCCAGGTGATGGCAATGGCCATGCCCAGCATGGCAAACACCAGCACGATCCACAGGGTGCCCCACACGGCCATACGCCGCAACCGGCGCGCGGCACTGCGCTCTAACACAGCGTGCAGGTGTTGTCCCATGGCTTACGCCCCCAGGCCCATGGCCAACATGGCGCAGCCCACAATGATGGCGCGCCGGAGCATAGCCACACCCAGCACTTGCAGCAGCACGGCATTGGGCTGGACGGCGAGCTGGATGCTCAATCCTTCGGGGCCAAAGCTTTCCTCAAGCTCTTCAGGGTCGCCGTCCAACGCCAAAAACACATCAGGCC